CGCCTGTCTATGGGGTCCGGCGGGGGGAACTTTTTCCAACTCTACGGTATATTTTTGAGAAAGGGGAAGCCATGACAAAGGAAAAATGGGTTGAAACTATCGGAAAACAGATGGAAAAACTCGGTACGGCCGACCCATCTTATCAATCTGCGGTAGAAACGCTTGCAGAGATACTGGAACAGCGGGATAAGACCAAGGCCGAGTTCAAAAAGTCCGGCGGTAAGTCCGTCATCGAATATACCAACAAAGGGAACGCCACAAACATGGTAAAAAACCCTCTGTTGATTCTGTGGGACGACCTCAACAAGAGCGCACTGGCATACTGGCGCGAATTGGGGCTTACTCCATCGAGTTTCCGCAAAATGACCGGCGGAGTGAAGGAAAAGGAGGAAAAGGGCGGCCTTGCCGCTGCTCTTGCCAGCCTTGAGACAGATTAATGGTAAGAACTGGCCCGTAGTCCTTGAGTATGCCGAAAGCATCAGAGACGGGAGAAAGGTCGCTTGCAAGGAATTGCGGCAGGCTGTTGACCGTTTCTTTGCTGACCTCGATAATGACGAGTACGATTTCGCGCCGAAAGGGCCGGAGTTCTGTATTCAAATCATCGAAAAGACCCTCTGCCACCAGCAGGGGGAAAAGCTGGACGGTAAACCGCTCCGGGGAAAGCCGTTCCTGTTGGAGCCGTTTCACAAATTCATCATATACAATCTTCTTGGGTTTAAGTTGAAAGGCACCGATGTGGTGCGGTTTCATGAAGCCCTTATTTTTATCCCTCGAAAGAACATCAAAACCAGTTTTGCCGCTTCCCTCGCATGGGCGCTGTCCCTGTGGTACCGGCGCAGCGGTTCCAAAACCTACATATCGGCCGCGGCTCTGATGCAGTCCCTTGAAAGCTTTAATTTTCTGGATTATAACATCCGGCTTATGGGCGAGGACGAGAAGCATGGCGGCGGTGTAAAGATCATTGACAACAACAACGAGCACTCAATGGAGGCAGAGCTTCCAGACGGCTCGTTTTTTATCCGCGCTCTGGCTGCGAACCCGGATGCGCAGGATTCTCTTAACTGCAATATTGCGATCTGCGATGAAATCCACGCTTTTACCAAGCCTAAGCAGTACAACCTTTTTAAGGAAGCCATGAAAGCCTACACCAACAAGCTGCTGATAGGTATTTCCACGGCTGGCGATAACGAACAGGGCTTCCTTGGGCAGCGGCTGCAATACTGCCGAAAGGTGCTGGATGGCACCATCAAGGACGAACAATATTTTATCTTTATGTGCTGCGCCAATCCGGATGAGGAGGGAAATATCGACTATACCAATCCACTGGTACATGAGATGGCCAATCCGGCCTATGGCGTTTCCATCCGGCCGGAGGAAATTCTAAACGATAGCTTGCAGGCGCAGAATGACCCGCAGCAGCGGAAAGATTTCTTCGCAAAGTCTCTCAATGTCTATACCGGGGCTATCAAGTCCTATTTCAACCTCGACGAATTCCGGCGAAGCGATGAAAAATACAACTGGACGCTGGACGAGCTTTCCAAGCTCCCAATAGACTGGTACGGTGGTGCAGACCTCTCAAAAATGCACGACCTAACGGCGGCTGCCCTTTTTGGAAATTACAAAGGCGTGGATATCATCATCAGTCACGCTTGGTTCCCTGTGGTGCAGGCTCATGTTAAGGCCGACGAGGATGGTATACCGCTTTTCGGCTGGGCTGATGATGGACTTTTGACCATGTGCAACAGTCCAACCGTAAACCACGCCGATGTTGTCAACTGGTTTGTTACAATGCGAAAGCGCGGTTTCCGAATACGACAGGTGGGGCATGACCGTAAATTCTGCCGAGAGTATTTCATTGGCATGAAATCGGCTGGGTTTAACATTATCGACCAACCGCAGTATTTTTACAGGAAATCAGAAGGTTTCCGGCATATCGAGCAGAGCGCCAAAAATGGGACGCTGTACTATATGCATTCCGAAGCATATGAGTATTGTGTTGGGAATGTCTCGGCCGTCGAAAAGACAGACGACATGATCCAGTACGACAAGGTAAGACCGACAAACCGAATTGATGTATTCGATGCCTCCGTATTCGCCACGGTGCGGTACTTGGAGGCTTTGGATAAATCTAAAGCAGGAAAGAAATGGTGGGGTGATAAATGAGCATGGCAAATTTTTTTGAGCGCTTCCGCTCTCGGGATAAGCCCCAAACGCGGAGCGCTGTATGCCTGTGTGATGGAACCGGCTGGAAAGACCTAACCTGTTCCGGCTATACAGACCTTGCGCACAACCCGGAAATCTGTGCCGCTGTTGATAGGATTGCGTCTTTAATTGGAAGCATGACAATCTATCTGATGCAAAACACCGATAGTGGAGATATCCGGGTTAAAAATGGGCTGTCTCGTGTGGTTGATATCGAGCCGAACAGCTACATGGGTCGGTCAAACTTTATCCAGTGGATCATCAAAACAATGCTGCTGGATGGCCGGGGGAACGCTGTAGTGCTCCCAAAGACCCGGAAGGGGATGCTCCGGCGGCTTGATCCGATTCCGGCGGCGTTTGTAGCATTTGTACCGAATGGGGAACGGTATTATAGCATCGAAATATCTGGGAAACCCTATGACCCGAAGGATGTGCTGCATTTTGCCATAAATCCGAGCAATTACTACCCATGGAAAGGCACTGGGTACAGCATTGCGCTGGCTGATGTGGCAAATAACCTAAAGCAAGCGGCGAAAACAGAAAATGGTTTCATGGCCAGTGAATGGAAACCGTCTCTTATCGTGAAGGTGGATTCGCTGACGGACGAGTTTTCTGACCCGGAGGGGCGTGCAAAGCTCCTTGGCGATTTTGTTGCAAGCAATAAAGCCGGGGAACCTTGGCTGATTCCTGCCGAGCAATTCTCGGTGGAACAGGTAAGGCCCCTTACTCTATCTGATCTTGCGCTGGCAGACTTCGTAAAACTGGATAAAACGACGGTGGCAACCATTCTTGGCGTGCCGCCTTTTGTTTTGGGCGTTGGCGAGTTCAAGCGAGACGAATGGAACAACTTTATTTCTTCCCGTATCATGCCGATTGCACAGATTTTGGAGCAGGAGTTTAGCCGAAAGCTGCTCGTATCTCCGGATTACTTTTTCCGCTTCAATGTCCGCTCCCTCTACAACTATTCCTTGGAGGAAACCATCAAAGCTGGCGCGGAAATGGTTGACCGCATGGCAATGACACGGAACGAGTGGCGCAGTTGGGTTGGGCTTACTCCGCACGAGGGGATGGATGAGCTTTTGGCCCTTGAAAACTACATTCCCGCGGACCGCCTTGGCGATCAGAAAAAACTAAACGGAGGAGGTGAGTAAATGGTAGGAGCAAGACAGGCAATCAGCCGCAGTGGCGACTTCAAAACCCGCGCTGCTGATGGAAACCTCTACATTGAGGGCTATTTCGCCACCTTTACCGGCGAATACCGGATGTGGGATAAAGCCATCGAGCGCATTGACCGAGGAGCCTTTGATGGTACCCTCGGTGATGATATTCGGGCGCTGGTTAACCATGATACCACAATCGTGCTTGGCAGAACAACAGCTGGTACACTGACCCTCCGCGTTGACGATTTGGGCCTTTGGGGGTCCATCCTCATTAATCAAGCGGATCAGGACGCCATGAACGCCTATGAGCGCGTAAAGCGTGGGGATGTTTCCCAATGTTCTTTCGGCTTTGACATCCTTGACGAGGAAACCGAAATCCGGCCAGATGGCACAACCGTGTGGACTATTCGCAAAGTCAAACTGTATGAGGTATCGGTCGTTACCTTCCCGGCCTACGAGGACACCATGGTAGAGGCTCGGAAAAAAGACCTTGAAAAGATCAACGAGCGCAAGCTCGACCAATGGAGGGCCGAAGCCCTCAAAAAGCTAAGAAAGGAGTGCTGACATGGCACTGAAATCCATTATGATTGCCAAAAAGCTGGAACTGAAAAGAGCAGCTTTTGAGGCACTGGTAGCTAAAGACGCAGAATTTGCAACACGCTCCGCTGAAATCGAAAAAGCAATCGGCGAAGCTACCACCGATGAGGAGCAGCAGGCTGTTGAGGACGCCATGAACAAATTTACCGAGGAACAGGATGCCCACAACGCCGAAAAAGAAAAACTGTCCGCAGAAATCAAGGGCCTTGAGGAAGATTTGGAAAATGCCGAAAAGGATCCTCCCAAGGCTGAACCCAAAGCAGAAAAGAAAGACGAAAGGAATGATTTTACCATGAATACCATCAACATTCGCTCCCTCCCCATGAATGTGCGCGCCTTTGACGCTCTTCCCAAAGAGCAGCGTGACGCTATCGTAGCCCAGCCCGATGTGCAGACCTTCTTTGCGGAGCTTCGTAACGCTGCCCGCAGCAAGAGAGACATCACCGGTGGTGAGCTGACCATCCCTGTTGTATTCCTCGACCTCATTGCCGAGAATATGTATCGCTACTCCAAACTGATGCGTCGGGTCCGCATCCGCAATGTCAATGGCGAAGCCCGTCAGACCATTGCCGGTACTGTCCCCGAGGCCGTTTGGACTGAAATGTGCGGTGCCATCAATGAGCTGACCTTCAGTTTTAACCAGATCACTCTTGACGGCTTCAAGGTTGCCGGTTATGTTCCTGTTTGTAATTCCCTGCTGGAGGATAACGATGTAAACCTTGCCTCCTGGATCGTCGAGATGCTGTCCGAGGCTATCGGCCTTGCCAAGGATAAGGCCATCCTGTACGGCAAGGGCGCTGGTCAGAAGATGCCTCTCGGTATTGTGACGCGTCTGGCGCAGGAGAGCAAACCCAGCGATTACCCGGCCAATGCTCCTGCTTGGGTTGACCTGCACACCTCCAACATCATCACCATTCCCACTGCTTCCACCGGCGAGGCTTTCTGGGCTGCGCTGGCTGTTGCTGCTGGTAACACCTTCACCCGCTATTCCCGCGGCGAGCGCTTCTGGGCTATGAATAGCAAGACCCTGGCTACTCTGCAGTCCAAGGCAATCCTTGCTACCGCTTTGGGCCGGTATGTCACCTTTGACGGTATGACCATGCCCATCATCGGCGGTGATGTGGAAATCCTCGAATTTATCCCCGATGGCGACATCGTTGGCGGCTATGGCGACCTGTACCTGTGGGCGCAGCGCTCCGGCATGACCATCGAAGCATCCCGCGAGGTTCAGTTCATTCAGGATAACACCGTATTCCGCGGCAAAGAGCGTGCTGACGGTATGCCCGTTATCCCCGGCGCTTTTGTGGCGATCAACATTAACGGCGCTTCCGTAACCACCTCCATGACCTTTGCGGCTGATACCGCCAACAACGCTAAGCTGTCCGCTCTGACCGTTGGAAACCTGTCCCTCAGCCCTGCTTTTGATGGCGATGTGCTGAGCTACACCGCTACCGCTTCCGCTGCGACTGCTGCAGTAAACGCCACTACCGAGGTTGCCGGTGCGCAGGTCGCTATTACCTACAACAACGCCAATGTGAAGAACGGCGGCTCTGTTACCTGGCTGGCTGATGGCGCTGCCCATCCTCTGACCGTTACTGTCAAGAATGGCAACGAGACCGTTGTTTACACAGTCAATGTAACCAAGGCTTCCTAAAAGGGGGTTAAAGCATGACAGACGCTGATATCCTCGTGATCTTGAAGGTTGATTTGCAACTTTCCACAACAGCGCTTGACGATTACCTGTCGGCGTTGATCGCGTCTGCCAAGGAGTATATCGCTACCGAGGGAATCGTACTTTCCACCAGCACCGGTGATGCTATGCTGGTGGAGATGTACGCCGCCTACCTTTACCGGCAACGCCGGGAAAAGGTCGTAGCAATGCCCCGGATGCTCCGGTGGGCACTCAACAACCGGCTGTTTGAGCAAAAGGTGGGTGATTGATTTGGATGATCTCATTACATTAATCTCCCAAACCTTTGAGCAGAACGATATCGGGGTACAGATTGCCACAGAAACCACAGCACAGGTCTGGGCGCGGCTGCAGTCCGCTACACGGGCGGAGTTCTATTCCGCCGGTCAAAACGGCTTGCAGCCGTCCCTTGTGGCGGTTACTCCTATCGCCAACTATGCTGGGCAGAAATTAGCCGAGTGGCGCGGCACACGCTATTCCATTTATCGCACCTATTTTGCAACAGGCAGCGATGAAATAGAGTTGTACCTTGAGGAAAAGGTGGGCAACGATGTCGAAAACGGTTAGACCGGATGAGTTGGCAACGGCAATCCTGTCCGAACTGAAAAACTATGACCAGGCCGTTACGGATGGCGTAAAAAAAGAGGTTCGGCAGGTGGCAAAGGAATGCCGCCAAGACATTGTGACCGGCAGCCCGGTACAGACCGGCGATTATAAGGCCGGTTGGCGTGACAAGGTCGCATATGAGAGCTACAGCGATATCCGTATGCGAATTTTCAACAAAACGGATTACCAGCTCACGCACTTGCTGGAACATGGTCACGCAGGCCCAGGCGGAACCGCAAAAGGCTCTGCCCGCCCATTCCCCCACATCGGCCCAGCGGAGCAAAAGGCAGAGCAGAAACTATTAACCCGTGTAAAGGTGGTGATTAAGAAAGGATGACACTGCAAGAGGTCAATTCCCTGTTAAAACAGACGAGGATGCCCGTAGCTTACGGTTACTTCGATAAGCCGCAAAAGTTACCGTATATCCTCTATCGCGTCTCCTACTCCAATAATTTTGGCGCTGACAATGTGGTGTATCACCCCATCAACCATATACAGGTTGAGCTTTACACAAAAGATAAAGACCTAACAGCAGAGGGCAAAGTCGAACAGGCTTTGTCCTCTCTGTTTTGGCAGAAGTCCGAGAGTTACATTGAAGATCAGCAGTGTAACCAAGTAGTTTATGAAATCGAGGTGTAAAAATGGCTGATAAAGTTAAATTCGGTATCTCGAATGTCCATTACGCTATCCTCGACGGGGAAAATAACACCTATGGCACTCCCGTAGCCATCCCCGGCGCAGTTAGCCTGTCTTTGGAGCCTTCCGGCGATACCACACCGTTTTATGCGGACAACATTCAGTATTTCGTAGCCGTGGCGAACAGCGGCTACACCGGCGATCTCGAAGTCGCCGTTTTCCCCGAGGCATTCCTCAAGGATGTTTTCGGTTACACTCTTGACACCACCAGCAAGGTGATGATCGAGAATGCGAACATTCAGCCCAAGTCCTTCGCCCTGCTGTTCCAAGAGGAGGGCGATGTGAACGGAACGAAGTTTGTTCTTTATAACTGCACCTGCACCCGCCCCACTCGTGAGCTGAATACCACGACCGAGAGCGTTGAGCCGCAGACGCAGACCGTCAGCATCACCGCTTCCCCGCTGGCCAATGGCAACTCCCTTGCCTACACTACGGCGGAGACCCCGGAGGCGACCGTGAACGGCTGGTACACCGCCGTATTCACTCCGACGACTGGAGGCTGAAATGAACAAAGTAATCGAGATCGACGGAAAAAGCGTAGGGTTGTGCGCTAATGCGCTGACCCCACGCATCTACCGCCACAAGGTGGGTCGGGACATTGTCCGAGACCTGCAAAAGCTACAAACAGCAGCGACATCCGATGACGGATCTTTTTCCGTAAGCGATCTTGAAATCTTTGAGGATGTCGCTTTTATCATGGCTCGGCAATATGACGGGTCCATCCCGGACAATGTTGACGAGTGGCTGGAGCAGTTTGAGATGTTTTCCATCTATAAAGTGCTCCCTGCCATTTTGGAGCTTTGGAGCCTGAACAACAAGACTACCGCTGTTCCAAAAAAAAAATAAAACAAACTGTGCGTGAGCCTACCGGGTCAACCTTTATGCTCCGCTGCGCTGAACTCGGGTTATCCGATGAAGCGCTGGAGGACATGACCTGCGGAATGGTCTATGATTTGATGATCGAAAAGTCCAACGACGCAGAACAGTATGCCATAAAGGGCAGACCCGGCGGCTTGCGTGATTTCTTCGCAGGAGGTGGTAAGATTGGCTGAAAATGTTAAAGGCATCGTTGTTGAAATCGGCGGCGATACAAAGGGATTGTCGAAAGCGATCAGCTCGCTGAACAGCGAAATCCGCGGGACACAATCGGAGCTTAATAAAGTCAATCGCCTGCTGAAACTCGACCCGACTAATATTGACCTGCTCAAACAAAAGGAGCAATTGCTCGGGGAACAAATCAAAAATACAGAAAACAAGGTTGAAAGCCTCCGAAACGCCAAAAAGAAAGCGGATCAGGAAATGGCGGACGGCACGGAGATCAACCAAAAACAATACCGTGAGTTAGTCCGGGAACTGACCAGCGCCGAACTAAAGCTGAAAGACCTACAGGCAGAAGCATCCAAGAGCCGTGCGGCACTTGCACAGGTTTCAGCGGTTACCGGCGAAATAGCAGAAAAGTCCGGGAACATTGCAAAGAAGTTTGCACCGGCATCTTTGGCCTTTGCAGGAGCAGGAGTGGCAGCCACAAAAGCGGCTGTAGAATTTGAAAGCGCCTTTGCTGGCGTTGAAAAAACAGTAGACGGCACTACAGAGCAGCTTGCGGCACTCCGGCAGGGCATATTGGACATGGCAGAAGAAATTCCTGCGTCCACTACGGAGATTGCGGCGGTTGCGGAAGCTGCTGGACAGTTGGGTATTGCCACCGATGATGTCCTTGACTTTACCCGCGTTATGATCGACTTGGGCGAAGCAACAAACCTTTCCGCTGATGAAGCTGCCTCTGCACTTGCCAAATTTGCCAACATTACCGGAACGACCGCTGATGAATACTCCAAACTCGGCAGTACCATTGTTGACCTTGGCAATAACTTTGCCACAACAGAGCGCGATATTGTTGAGATGGCTACACGCCTTGCGTCTGCTGGTACAGTTGCCGGGTTGTCCGAACAGGATATCCTTGCATTGTCCACCGCAATGTCCTCTGTTGGCATCAACGCAGAGGCCGGTGGCACGGCAATGACCCAAACAATGACCGCAATAAGCAAGGCTGTGTCTGCTGGCGGTGATGATCTTGAAACATTTGCAAAGATCGCTGGTGTATCTGCTTCTGAATTCGCAGATATGTGGGGCAATGAACCGATAGACGCAATCAGTGCTTTCATCGGCGGGCTTGGGAAGATGAACGAAAATGGAGAGGACACAATCGCCGTATTGGATAAATTGGGGCTCTCCGGGATTCGCCAGTCTAATATGCTTCGTGCGTTAGCCCTTGCGTCCGATGTATTGGACGATGCTGTTACAACCGCAAATACTGCATGGGACGAAAATATTGCCCTCTCCAACGAGGCAAGCAAAAGATACGCAACGACCGAAAGCCAGATGAAAATCCTCCGAAACGGGCTCAATAACTTGGCGATTTCCATCGGTGATATCCTGCTGCCGATTATCAATAAAATTGTCGCAGGGCTTCAAAATGCAATCGACTGGTTTTCAAACCTGGACGATGGTGTAAAGAAAACAATCCTTATTGTCGGCGGTCTTATTGCGGCGATTTCCCCGATTGCAGGTATTATTTCAGGAATTACCGGAGCCATCAGTTTTATAACTGGAACGGTTATCCCGGCGCTGATAACGGCCATAAATTTCATAATTGCAAATCCTATCGTGCTGCTCATAGCGGCCATTGTAGGACTTGTTGCGCTGATTGCAACAAAGGGCGACGAGATACAGGCCATCCTCCAGCGTGTGGATGATTTCTTGCAGGGCGTATTTACGACGGATTGGTCGGAATCGTTCGGAATATTGGGGGAAATCTTAAATTTCTTCTTCGCAACGGTAAAATCCGTTTGGGAATCCATAAAGGCTGTTTTCGATGGGATTATCGATTTTATTCGTGGCGTTTTTACTGGAGATTGGGAAAGAGCATGGAAAGGTGTGCAGGAAATCTTTAATGGAATCTTTACGGCGCTTGTTGCCATTGCAAAAGCGCCCCTTAACGGCATCATTGCACTAATCAACATGGTCATTGACGCAATCAACTGGATGATAAACGGTCTGAATAAGATCCACTTTGATGTCCCTGACTGGGTTCCTGTTTTGGGCGGTAAGTCCCTCGGATTTAATATTCCGACCATCGGAAAAATTGCTTATCTTGCCAAGGGCGGAGTTTTGTCCTCCGGCAGCGCAATCGTCGGCGAAGCCGGGCCGGAGCTGCTTACCATGGCCGGTGGGCGTGCCCATGTAATGCCGCTGAACGGAAATGAGCGTGGTGGAATTACCATCGAAATGAACAACACATTTAACGGCTACGATAACGCAGCCGGTGAAACTGCCGCAAGGAACTTGGTACAGGCGGTCAACCGTGCGCTTGGGAGGGCTTACTGATGAGAAAATTTAAGCTCAAGAACGGTGTCGGCGCCGAATGGGATTTGATGGACAAAACGGCGTACTTCAATGCGCCGGGTGGATTAGGCTTTGGCAAAACCTACTCCACCATCCAAGCCGGAAGCGCATGGCTGGTATCGGATGAATTCCTTAACCAGTATGCCGTGACAGGCGAAATGATATTCTTCGACTATTCCCGGTATCAGGCGTTTATTTCGTTCGTGACAAAAGGCCCGCTTTACCTGATGTATTCCCCGCTGGACACATGGTACAAAATCAAGTGTGAAGTGCAGTCTGCGGATAAGTCGGAGCTGAAATCCGGCTATTTGGCAGTACCGGTTACATTCCTCTGCTTCGGGACTTGGCACGAAGCTGTTAAGGTAACACAAAGTCAAGCGCCAGACCAAGGGATTAAAAGGTATAGCTATACTTATCCTTATTATTACGCAGAAACAGCAACAGGAACTGCAAAAATAAGAAACGGGGATTTGGCATCTCCTTGCAAGCTGCAAATCTTCGGCCCGGTCGTCAACCCGGCTTGGGCGCTTATCAAGGCCGGTACCCGTGTAGCGGTCGGAAAAGTAACCGCAACAATCCCTGACGGGCACAAACTCGTTGTTGATGCTGACCCTGCAACAATGGAGATCGCAGAGTATGCGCTCGACGGGACATACATCCAAAACCTGTACCAGTCCAGCGACTTTTCGACCGGAAGATTTATCTATGCTCCGCCGGGAGAAAGCACTTTGACATTTTCGCACGACGGCACATCGGATATCGTAGCATATGTGGAGGTGGAGAAACTTGCATACTCTGTTTAAGTGCGAAGTATTCGCAAGGGATTTCACATTCCGAAGTTTTGCGCCGATTGAAAGCCCGGAGATACGGTTTGACTACCTGACCCTAGAAAAAACTACTCTCCGGGCCGTAAAGCTGGATGCGAAAAAGGGCGACTTTATAAGCGTTACAGACCAAAACGGGAATGTAGCTTATCAGGGAATCGTTGACGATGTGGAAACAGATAAAACGGGCGTAACGATTTCGGCGCAGCCTCTTATGTCGCTTTTTGACGCAGAGGTATATTTCGATCGCACGACCTCTGCAAAGATTGAGCCTTTTATTGCTTCGATCATCCGAGATAACTTTGTTTCTTCTGGAGATGCTTTGCAAAACATATCCGGTATGACGGTGGAAACGACCTCCGAAACGACCGGGGCGCTCAACCTAAAGGACAACATCCACAGCTTTTACGAAATCATCACGAAATCTCTGACGGCTTACGGCGTAGCTGTCAACATGAGCTTTGACCCGCAGAAAAAGACGATCTCCGTTAAGGTTGGTAAGGTTAGCGAAACGGCGGTAATCGAAACAAATCTACAGGCCATCGTGGATAAAAACATCATCATCGGTGACAGTACAGGCCAGCTGAACAAGGTAACCATCTACAACAAGGCCGATGAGACGCAGCGCATAACCTACTATCTGCATCCTAACGGCAAGGTCGACACAAACAACACGGACAGAATTACACCTGTGTTTTTTGCGGCGCAGTTTTTGGAAACGGATATCAATTTTGAATCTGCTGCATACAAAAAGGCTTACGAAGCGTTAAGCCCGCAAAAGTATGACAACATGATCGAGCTGACTGCCCGAAACGACTGTGGCGTACTTGATACCTCGATGGCCATCGGCACAGAGGTTTTGGTCATTGATGGCGACAGTAGTTACAAATCTATCCTTACCGGCTATGCAAGGTCGCAGGATGTTACAAAAATGACCTTCGGCGTTGTCCGTGCCGACCTTACCAAAATTTTGATCCTTGAAAGGAGGGCAAACGCATGATAACGCTGCTCCAGTATAACGCATCCATCGTCACGCCGACTGATGATGCGTATCTGTACAACCACATTATCAACGACAGCGGCATCTTTATGGGCGTTGAGGTAACTACACAGGGCGGTAACATCATAAATGTTTCCGATGGCCGTGGTATAATCCTCGGCCGAAACTTTGTTGTGGAAGCCCAAACGATCAATGCGACGCTCCCGACCAGCGGCTCCGTCCCCGGTCGATTGCTTATCCAAATTGACATGGCAAACACCGAAGCACCGATTGCTTTTGTGACGCAGGCAGCCGATCCGCTTCCGGCGCTGGTGCAGGAAGATATCAATGCAAGCGGTACTGTGTACCAGCTGCCGATAGCCACTTACACAGCCCAGCCCACAATGATCTCCGATTTGCAGTATGTAGCGCACACCATCAGCCCCGGTACTGTTGCGAGCTTTAACGGCCGCACCGGAGCGGTGACACCGCAAACCGGCGATTACACCGGCAGCCAAATCAAAATCCCCGGCTACAAGCAGGCAACCTCCCGGCAGAATGTAACCACAACAGATACGGTAACGCAGGCCATCGGAAAGATGGAGTACAAGATAAACCGGGCGGTTGTTATTAAGCAGCTTTCGCTTCCTGCGGCATCTTGGCTCGGCTCCGAAAGCCCCTACAGCCAGACGGTAACCGGCCTTGGGACTACTGCCAATAGCAAGGTGGATATCCAGATGGACGCAACCGCTCTTGGCGTTATCATAGACAGCGGCACATCTGCCCTTTGGATTGAGAACAACAATGGTACCCTTACCGCCAAAGCAATGGGCGAAAAGCCCAATGCGGATATGGCGGTACAGGTAACGATAACGGAGGTAACCGCATGAGCATCATCTATGGGAATCCAATTATTACCAACGGGGGGGGGGTAAAACTCAACATTGATTACGGTTCTACCCCTCCAACTGATACAACAAAACTATGGGTACCTTTGGAGAAGAAGCCTGATGCTGTGGAGTGCAGTCCTGTCATAAGTTTTGGGTCAGAGGTTTTTGCTACCGAACAAGGCTCCTTTGACGGTGATTTGTATGCTGAAGCACAACAAAACAATATTGTTGGAACGAAGATATATCAGTATTGCGGTGACTACGGCGGATTAAACCCTCAAAACAGTGTGTATTGGTACGATTATGAAACTAAACAAACTGGGAGTTCTGTAATTTCCGGTAGTACGGTTAAAAAAAATCAAAACACATCTATTTCAGTTGGAGATAAAATCTATTCTTTTGGCGGCAGAACATCAAATAATACAACTTACAATAAAGTCGATGTGTATGACACAACAACAAATACCTTTAGCATTCCGGCACAGTACCCGAACAGTTTATGCATAGGTGCTTCATGTGCGTACAAAGATGGGAAAATATATATTGTTGGTGGCTATTCTGGCATGCCTTCGATTGTTAGTCAAATTCAAGTGTTTAATGTATCTACGAATAAATTTGAGACAGCCATTAGCTTTAGGGGAATGTATGCGGTTCACTGCTCTTCAATTTTTGTCGGTGATAATCTTTATGTAATAGGTGGTAATACATCCTCTGATAACACAAATTCTCATGTTTTGAAAATCAATATAAATGATGGTTCGTTAGAACATATTTTACAACTTTCTCGAAATGTTTATGCCCCCGTTGTCGCTTGCTTTGATAATCGTCATATTTATGTTCTTGGTGGCCCTTCTACTGGTTCGGTGTCAAATCCGTCCTATAAGATAGATACAGTCACCAATACTTACGAACAGCTTTCAGGAAACTTTAGTGCATATTCTTTTGGTGCTGCATATGGCATCGTCGGCAACAAGGTATATGTCCTTGGTGGTGGCCCATCTTTTAGTCTCGCACCGACTGTTAGGGCAGTTAGAAGTTTTACGGCACAATCAGACCTCACCAACAACCACTTGTTTTTACAAGAAGATTATGGTTACGACTTCCTTTGGTCTGCTATCAAGTCAAAAGACGCTGACCTTAAAGTAAAAGTAATCAACGCTTATCTTGGCGACAGTAACAACATAGCACAACCTACAAACGCATATCTCTACGACAGCAAAGACCTCAAATGGAAATCCCTTTCGGGCGAAAGCTATGTAGCAGATATGCAGAACGCACTAAATATATTAGGGGTGAACTAAATACTCACCCCGGAAAGGGCGAATATGAGTATTTTAGGAAATCCCATTACACTGGGTGGTGGAGGAGCCGAGCTTAATATTGACTTTGGTTCCACACCTCCCGCAGATACAAGTAAGCTGTGGGTGCCGCTTTCTACAAAGCCGGATAGGGTTGAGGTAAATAATCCATCCATAATTGGTTCACTTATAACTGAAACAATCGGGAATACAGCTGTTGCTGCCGCCCCTGCTGCTTCAGGCGGACTTATAGGAAGTGACTTATATTCTTTTTCTGGACAAGTAAATTCGGGTATGAACCGTTCTTCAAAATACATCTACAAGTGTAATATTGTCTCTGGTCAAATAACCCAGCCATATGACAAAGTTTCGACTGTAATGAACGAAGGTGTATGTTGCGCTGGTGTTGGTGGTAAGTTGTATTTGTTTGGTGGTTACAATAGCCAAAACGGAACATTTCAACCAAAAGTTAGAATGTATGACCCTACAACAAATACTATTACTGACAAGGTTTCTACAAATGTTAATTTTGCACATGCACATTCTGTTGTGTATGGAACTGACATTTACTTACTTTGCGCTGGAATTGGGGAAACGACAAAAGTCACTGGCGCAGTATATAAATATGACACCACAAATGATACGTTTAGTTATTATATGACTGCTGTTTCTGGAACAAAACATGGTGTTGTTTCCGACAATGGGAACGGCAAAGCATACATTTTTGGATGTATGGGCACTTATGGCGGAGGAAGTGCTGAAGCTTGCAATGGGGTATATGAAATTGACCTAATAAGCAAGACTTGGAAGAAAAAATCTGCAATTATACCGGGTGTAAGTACTTCATACGGATATACCGCAGCAGCATTTCATTTCCTCGGCGTGTATTATCTTTATCCCGTTGACGGAACTTCAAATTTTCTTATTTACGACCCGGTTTCTGACACAATAACCGATACTGGTATTTCCGGCCCCGGAAAACAAAACTTTTGTGCTTACGGAACATACAACAATCTTGGAGTCATGATGAACGGCACAACGACAATTCAATACAATAGTGGATATACAAATATCGTAAGAAGAATAACTATAAAAACGCCATTAGCGAAAAATACTATTATTGTTACTTATGGCGATTTTGGCCATAAAGTTAGCATTGTAACTGGCAAAAATTCTTCCGTTCAAATTGCCCCATCTGCTGTTTATATTGGTGACGAAAACGGATATGCGCAAGAAATTAGTGGATATGTTTATGATACCGCAACAAACAAGTGGACAAAACTTGATGGTTCTTCTACCTATCAAGATATGCGTAATGCACTTAATATTATGGGGGTGACTTAATGGGCTACTATACTGAAAAAGCCAAAGAAGTAAAAGCAAAGCAGGAAGCAGAGTTGGAACAGCTAAAAGCAGCTCTGCAAACCCTTGGCGTAGAAACCGAAGAAAAGGAGGAAACATCCAATGCGGGATGATATCTTGAAGCAGGCGCAGGAGATTCGGACGAGCATTGACAGCGTGACCGGCACCATGGCGGACGCTGATGCAGCAAAGAACCCCATGCTGTTCCTACCATGGGAAGCTGATACCAAGTATGCGGTGGGTGACCGCAGACGACACGATGGCAAGGTATACAAGTGCTTGCAGGCGCACACCTCGCAAGCAGACTGGACACCTCCTGTTGTCCCGGCGCTGTGGGCGGTAATCAACACAAGTTCTTCCGGCACGATTGATGACCCCATTCCGGCTGCAAGGGGCATGGAATACGAGTACGGCAAGTACTACCTTGACCCGGAAGACGGAAAGACCTACCTCTGCAAGCGTCTGAATGAGACCGGGACCATTGTGCTGCAGTACCTCCCGCACGAGCTTGTAGGCCAGTATTTTGAGGAGGCATAACCCATGGAAATTGCACTGGCCCTCCTCGGCTCCGGCGCATTGGCTACCGTCATTAGCTGGCTGCTGCATCGTATTGACCGCAAGCAGGACAAGCAGGATCAGATTATCTCCGGTATGTCAGCCTTGGACAATAAGCTGCAACAGCATATTGATTCTGACGAACGCTACCGGGCAGATATGTGCCGCATCCGCATCCTGCGCTTTTCGGACGAGCTGCGCCGTGGGGCGAACCACAGCGAAGAATCCTTCAACAATGTGCTGGAGGATATCGACAACTACACAGAGTACTGTGTGGAGCACGAAGATGTCTACATCAATTCCAAAGCGGATGCAGCGATCCGCAACATTAAGAGCGTCCACGACCGCTGTATTCGTGGCGAACTCAAATTCCTTTAAGGAGGACATAAAATGAACGAATTTGTAACTTGGACTTCCCTTGGTACTTACGCAGGCGCTGTAATGATGGTCACAATCATTACCCAGTTCCTCAAGCAGACCCCCCTCAAGAACATCAACACCCAGCTGCTTGCTTACATCATCTCTGTGGCCATCCTCATCGGAGCCGAAGCCTTTAACGGCTCTGCTCTGACGGTACAGGGCGTGGTGCTGTGCCTGCTGAACGCTGTTATTGTCGCTTTGGCTGCTAATGGTACATATGACGCAGCCACCACCGGCATGGTCAAACACACTGATGCGGCTATTTTGGATGCCGAAGGAAAGGGGGAAGCCTAATGGCTTTCCTCTCTCCCGACAATGTACGCTATGATAACGGCGTAAAAATCTGTGAAAAGCTTATTCCTGATAGCGCCGTATGGAACCGAGACTATACCGAGGCCGGTTATACATACCGCAAAGGTACGCAGTACAAGGCAAACCGGGCGTTATCCGCCATTAACGGTGTGACTATTCACAATACTGGTCGGATTAAAGTCCCCAGCGGTACCACAATGTCGGAGCAGTACACCCGCGCGACCTACCCGAACTGCAACATGGGGTCTGTCCGTGTCCACTACTATGTGGACGAGAACGAAGCATGGCAGAACCTTGACGAAAGCGAGGTCGGCTGGCACGCTGCCGATGGAAACTACGGCCCCGGCAACAGCACTACCATCGCCATCGAGATCATCATGGACGGCACTGATGCCGAGTACAATCGGATTGCCGAAGATAACGGTGCAAGACTTTGCGCTGCTATTCTAAAACGGCATGGCTTGGACGAGACCGCAGTCTACCAGCACCATGACTGGTACGCAAGGAAAGATTGCCCTGTCTATATCAGACCGCACTGGAGCGCGTTTTTGGCGTTGGTGCGGCAGTATCTCAATGACGATACGCAGGTGCCGAGCGATTATTATAAGCTGGTCACCGAGCTGGAAGAAATCAAAGAGAAGTACAGAACCGAACACGCCAGCGCGCAGGCGCTGCGTGGGAGAATTTTAGCCGCCATCGAACAGTACGATACGGTGGCAAAATAACTCACTTTGCAACTCACTTTTGTTCCGAAAGTGAGTTTTTCATGCTTTTTTCAGCGGAATGAAAGTCGGAAAAACCGCTTGATTCCTACACTTTACGGCAATAACATAATTTTGCGTGTGGGTTCAAGTCCCATCTTCCGCACCAACGAGAAAGCCAGTAACCATGCGGGTTACTGGCTTTTTTCTTTTGCAAAAAAACTCACAAAATAACTCACTTTTTTCCCTGCTGGCCAAGAATTGATGTAAACACGCCATCAAGTGCGCTGGTTATTTGCCGATCCATCCCCGATACAGCGTGGCCGTAAACCCCAAATGTGTCCATGCTTTTTGAGTGGCCGACCAATTGCTTTACCCATCCCTCCGGGAGGGACTGTGCAAGAGAAACGAAAGTGTGTCGCAGCTCGTATGGTGTCGTTTTCGGAATTCCGTTTGCTTTGCAATATCTTTGGAAAAACTTCCGATAGGTTTCCGTTGTCGGCATTTGGAATAGATACAGGCCGTTTGACTTGGATGCTTGATCTTTTACAATCGCCTCTGCGATTTCGCCCAAATAAACGCTGCGTATCGCATTTTCATTTTTGCCTGTAGTGATTTCGTTATCCTCGTTTATCGACCGCCTTACCTCCAATCTGCCCTGTTTGAAATCGTTTCGCATGATACCGCGCAATTCCCCCGGCCGCAGTCCGGTCAAAACCTCAAGGCGATAAGCATTTATATATGGGTCTTTTACCAATTTACCCTTGTAGATCGTCGTATCAACGGAGAAAAGCGTTACAATGTCCTCCGGCTGCAAAATGTTGCGAACGCCAACGGGGGCTCCCTTTGGAATTGTTATGTCTTCCGGGGCAAAGCCGGTTACTTTCATTTTCCGCAGATATTTGCAGAAAGAAACCATGTCAGCACGGATGCTTTGCAGATACTTCTTCGACAATTTCCCGTTATTGTATGCATAGTCGATAACCTTTTGCAAAATCCCATCGCAAAGTGCATCTGCCTTTAGGTGGCCTATCCTTGGGTCAATCCATGTTTTCCAGCGGCTTTCCTGCGGTCGCCAATTCGATTGCGAAGTCCGAATTTTAAGCTGCTCCATATAGCTTTCGTGCAGCTCCGATAGGTGCAGCTTCGTCCCGCAGATGCCTGATGCCAACCAATCATCTGCTTTTCGGTTTGCTTCCCTCTGCCCTTCCCTTCCCGGCCGACTGCTTGTAAATGTTTTTCTTACGCCATCTTTCTGGACGGCGATCTGCCAGCGGTTCTGCTTCTCAAGCCACTTTGCCGTATTTGTCCTTTCTTTCATTTTTCTCCTCCTGATAGATAACCGCCCTCGTTGCCGGGGGCGGTGTTTTTTTATTTTTCTGCCATTACATCGTATACAACCACGCCGTTCATAATCGTCAAGAGGGTGTTGTCCTCATTGGCATCGTTGACTACTGTGACTGTTACATATTTATCCTTTGCGCCAAGCGTATCAACAGCATCGGATACCGAATTGCACAGTTTAACCATGCTTTCACGCATTGTTACCCATGGCTCGTATGTCTCGTCGTATCCGTCCGCTTTTGCTTGCGCCACTTCTGCAGCTACTCCTGACGCTTTTGCTGCTATAACAAGACCGGTGTCATCGTATTCTAAAGAGTACTCAATCCCTGTGCCCTCCGCATTTTTATCAAGCACAGTTTTTATGGCCGAAGCGACTACGGACATATCCACTTCTGCGTTTTGCTCCTCTTGCTGTTGCTGCTGATTTTGCTGATTGTCCTGTTTGTCTTTATCCTTTTCTCCGCCGGCAAGCGCTCCGATGATTGCAATTATGATAACAATTAGGATTATTGCTGTTACCATCGTTTTTTTCTTCTTTGGCTTGATCTCTGGTGTTGTTTTCTCCATTTCCTCCATAGTCTTCTCCTCCAGTACTGATTATTGTACACATTACTGTGTACGATTATATTTGGAAAGAACATCTGTTCTTAATCCCGAATCAAACCGTAGTTAAGGTTATTTGCATCGATTAGGACGAGGTATAAAATCATCATCGCCAGCAGGACAAAAATAACTGCGAAAAGTGTTTTGGACAGCCTCCGGCGCTGGCGCACCTGCTCTTTCAGTATCTCGATCATTTCTTCGCTGCTCTGGCTGTCGTCTTTGTTGTAGACTTCCTTCACGAAATGCTTGTCGAGAGATATGTGCAGCGCTTGGCAGATGGAAGCAACGAGAAAAAGGCTCGGATTCTTGGTCGGCTCCGAAAGCAGCCGGGAGATCGTCCTCTCAACTGTCCCGGCATTGTCGGCCAAATCCTTGTGGGTCATTCCATGCTCCTGCCGTTTTGTGGCTACCTCCAATAAAAAGTTATCCCAATTCCTTTCTTCGTCTGAATTCACAAACTCATCTCCTGTTTTTTGTTACCGGACACTTTTGTCCGAAAAACATGACAGTTTTTGCGCCGAAACCGCAACATTTGTCAGTACATATTGGCAATGCAATTTGTTACAATTGAATTGTACCAAATACATGCTGAATTTGGAAGGATTTTTATTTGACAATAATCGACAAAAGAGGAGGAACACCAATGGAGAAAAAGGAGGAATTCAAAAAGGCGGTGGAACGGATGTCTGACGAGCAGCTTGTTAAATATCTTCGGATTCTAAAGTTTTCATTAGACGAAGATATTTCTCAATTTTCTCATCTGTCAAAGTATCTGCGAAATCCATAAGGTCTTTCCGAATACCGGACAGCTCACCTTCGGTGGGCTGTTTTTCTTTTCCCAAAAGGTAATCCACGCTTACGCCGAAGTAGTCAGCGACCTTTTGCAATGTTGCCTGCCTTGGAATTGTCCCTTTGCTCCACCGCGTAACCACGGAACGCATAAACCCCATTTCTTCGGCGACAGCAGATGGAGATTTCCCAATTTTATTACAAAGAGCAACATAGTTGATATAGAACAAACGCAACACACCCTTTTTGTGCAAATAGCAGAAAGTAAACAAAAGGAACATCTGCGTCTTGACTGTTGCGTTTGTTTACACTATAATGAAAACATAAGCAACAAGCGCAACACAAAGCGGGCACTTAATGTGCCATGATTCATTTTCCCTCGCAAGGATATGATAACACTTTGTGTAAACTTTTGCAACACAATATATAAAGAAGGGGGAAAGTTTAGATGCCTGCACAATGGACTGGCGATGTGGTCGGCAAGATGCACAATAACAAGATTACAATGGCTCAGCTCGGAGAAAAACTCGGCGTTGGGAAAGCGTATGTGTGTGCGATATTAAATGGCCGCCGCAGCCCAAAGGGAGCCGAACAGCGATTCATGGCTGCGCTGGACGAGCTTATCAAGGAAAAGGAGGAGGACAATGAAAGACTGGCATGACATGAGAAACGATGAATTTGAAAAATACCTTATCGAGGTCTACGGCGATACCAGCTGGAAAGCATACCTATTTAAGACCAGGCCACCGCAGATCATCACGGTTTTGTGTGGCGTTCTCTCCATCATCATAGCGGCAGTAGTGATATTATCCCATGTTGCATGAGGAGAGACAGGACGGCAAGCAGGAAACCGGCGATTGCAACTCCTGTTGTAATCCAATACCGGACGCTTAACTTCTTCTCGGCCCGCATGGCGGCTTTAACGCGCAAACCGTTTTCCGATAGGCAAGCAACTCCCTCATCAAAGGAGCCATTGCTAAACCAGTAGTATTCGCCGCCGAAACCGCCATCTACCAGCTTTGACCGGAGCATAGTTTGAAATTCAGATTTTGTCAATTTGGCGCTATTGCTTCGCTTGAATTTGCGAAATATTCTCTTTTCTTCTTCGGCCAAAGAATACGAAACATCAAGTTTTTCGCTCATAATATCACCTCAACCATAGTTTACCACATGAAGGGAGGGATAGCAATGTCAAGGAAAGTTGATACCTACCGCAGGCTGCGAGCGCTGATGCTGGAACTTGGCCACGACCAGACAAGCCTTGGGAAGCGCACCGGTATGAGCCGCCAGCAGATCAGCGACAGAATGATTTGCAAGACCCCGTGGACATTGGAGGAAGTCTATAAGGTCTGCGATGCATTATTTATTCCAATAAAAGATGTCAAGAAGTTTTTCCCGCCAAACGGGGTGGAAAAGAAGGAGGAACAACATGGAAGCAACAACCAACACCTTTATCCGGTGGTTTAACTCGGATGAGATCGTACCCAGCAAGGACGGGCATTACCTGTGCCAGACAAATCCGGGAAGATACGCTACCTTGCCATTCAGCACCAAGCATCAGGTGTTCAATGTCAGCGAAGATAATGTGGAGACCGCTATCGAAGTCCAGTGGTGGGCATTCCTACCGGAGCTTCCGCAAAAGGAGGTACAGGAAGATGAGTAAAAAGGAGTGGCTGCAGGAAGCCTTGGCCGTAGTCCTCGGAATGGGAGCCATCTTCGCAGTAGCGGCGCTTCTGCTGCTGGTGAGGTAAGGCTATGGAGCAGAACGAGAGGATAGCAGTTATCCGGGAGAAGTTCCCCGGTTACACCAAGCCGCTGGACAGTATGTGCAAGAAGCCGGAGTATTATGGCATCCGGCGTACTGCCGAAGCGGAAGCGCTGATAGCGGACAAGCCCGGCAGGAAGCGGGAAGCAAACTATAAGCTGTCTGTGCGTATTCCTTTGGGTTATGTGAATATGGCGGAGTTCCGTCAGCAGCTTATCGAAATGGGTTACTGCAACTTCACAGCATGGGTTCTGCGCTGTATCCGCCGCCAACAGGAGGAATACAAAAAAAGAAAGGCCCCCGTCAGAGACGGAGACCCAACCACCACCACAACTATACAGGATTAAAGGAGGAATGTCAAGTGCTCGTATACAAAGGCACAGATAAGGACATGAAGTGCCGTGATTTCCAATTCGAAATCGGCAAGGAATATGAAGAAGCAGAAGCCAAGCTCTGCGAAAAAGGATTCCACGGCTGTGAATATCCGCTTGATGTATTCGCCCATTACGCTCCAGCCGATAGCCGGTTTTTCGAGGCCGATCTTGACGGTGTGACGGACGAAGAAAGTGACGACAGCAAGCGAGCCGGAACGAAAATAAAGCTCCGGGCGGAGATCGGAATTGCAGGCATCGTAAAAGCTGCGGTTGAGTACATAAAAGAAAAAGCAGAGAGCAGCAAAAATCAGACCGGCTGCCGTAGCGCAGCCACCAACACCGGCTGCTGTAGCGCAGCCACCAACACCGGCAACTATAGCGCAGCCACCAACACCGGCGGCTGTAGCGCAGCCACCAACACCGGCAACTATAGCGCAGCCACCAACACCGGCTGCTGTAGCGCAGCCACCAACACCGGCAACTATAGCGCAGCCACCAACACCGGCGGCTGTAGCGCAGCCACCAACACCGGCAACTATAGCGCAGCCACCAACACCGGCAACTATAGCGCAGCCACCAACACCGGCTGCTGTAGCGCAGCCACCAACACCGGCAACTATAGCGCAGCCACCAACACCGGCGGCTGTAGCGCAGCCACCAACACCGGCAACTATAGCGCAGCCACCAACACCGGCAACTATAGCGCAGCCACCAACACCGGCTGCTGTAGCGCAGCCACCGTTGATGGAAAGGAGTCTATTGCAATCGTCACCGGAGTTGATAGTAAGGCATCCGGCGCCCTTGGATGCTGGCTCGTCCTAACCGATAGGGGTGGCTGGAACGGTGATACTTTCCCCATTAAAGAGGTGCGAGCTGTAAAAATAGATGGTGAGACCATAAAACCAGGGGTATTTTACAAACTGGAAAATGGGGAGGTCGTGGAAGCATGAACCCATACGATATCCCGGATAGGCCCATCCCGAGCTGGGTGGATAACTACGATGATAAGCCGCACATCTGCCCGGAGTGCGGCTGCGAGATCAACGAGACAATTTACATTAAGGACGGAATGGTCATTGGCTGTGAAAACTGTGTTAAGCGGTTTGACGCAAGCGATGCGGATGCTGACAGGTACTTTGAATAAGGAGGATAACATGGTTAAATTCAGACCGCTGCGAGCGGACGAGGTTGACCTGCGGGTTGACCGCTATACTTCGAGAGGGGCTGTGCTCCTCTGCTACAAGGACGCGCGATGCGACATGCGCATTCTGGACGAGACGGTTGGCGCTGAAAACTGGCAGCGGGAGCATTACGAATGCAAGGGGAACCTTTTCTGCCGTGTCGGTATCAAAACGGATGACGGATGGGCATGGAAAGCAGATTGCGGAACCGAAAGCTACACCGAAAAGGAAAAGGGCGAAAGCTCCGACAGTTTTAAGCGCGCCTGCTTTAATTGGGGGATCGGCCGCGAACTCTACACCAAAATCAACATTGTTGTCCCGATGAGGACGCAAAAGAACGCCAACGGAAAATATGAGCCTGAAGATAGCAATGACAAGTTTGCACGGTTCACGGTAGCGGAGATGGAAGTACACGGCGAACAGATTACATATCTGACGGTCGCAAACAAAAACGGCAACATCGTATTTAGTTTTGGTCAACCGGGCGATGCCGGAGAGGACATCACGGAAATCTGCGCTGACTGCGGGAAACCGATCGTCCCAATCACCAAACAAGACGGGTCTACATGGTATGTCCGGGAGATTGTCCCATACACCGAGAAAATGTTCGGACGGCATTTGTGCGGTCCGTGTATGAAAGCCGCAAAGGAGGCCGAAAAGAATGGAGCTTGACCTGTGGACCGAACTGCAACAGAAATCGGCACAGCTTAATACATCCGTTAAGACCTTGCGAAATTCGGGAAGCGAGTATGCTGCTGCGGAGCGGGACTATAAAGTCCTTCTCCGCACCGAGTGCTTAAAGCTGAAAGACGAAGGTGTTGCCATCGGCCTGATCGATAAGACCTGCTACGGGATACCGAGCGTGGCAGAAGCACGGTTTAAGCGAGATGTTGCCGAAGCAGTCTACAAGGCGAACTTGGAAGCCATCAACAGCCTTAAACTGCAAATCAGGATCATCGATAACCAAATCGGCAGAGAATGGGGACAGGCTGGGAGGTGTGACGGTTGAAAAACGAATGGGGCGCAGAGCTTGACCGAAACGGTTACGCTCCGAGCATCGTACAGGCCGACACATCTAAGTGCTTTTTGTGCCAGCGCTCCGGCGTAAAGCTCGACCGGCACGAAATTTTCGGCAACGCAATGAGGAGCAAAAGCAAGCGCATGGGCCTTTGGGTGTCCCTGTGCCACACGCCATGCCACCTGACACACGCACACGGCTGCGCCGATGTGATGGATTGGCTGCACCGGCTGGGCGAGCAAGCCTGTATCGACAACTACGACTTTACCATCCCGATGTTCCGGGATGAATTCTACACAAACTATTTGGAGGAAACAGAATGCTGAACAAAGCGATCCTTAATGGGCGGCTGACCAAGGCCCCCGAACTGAAACAGACCAACAGCGGCAAGAGCGTATGCAGCTTTACCATTGCGGTAGACCGTAGCCGTGACCGAGAAAAGACTGACTTCGTACCCATCGTAGCATGGGGCAAGACCGCAGAATTCGTGAACCAGTGGTTTGGCAAGGGCGACCTTATCACCATTGTGGGCCGCATCGAAGTTCGCAACTATGAGGACAAGAACGGCAATAAGCGCACCGCCACCGAGGTTATCGCAGAGGAAGCTCTTTTCGGTGGCAGCAAATCTACCGGCAAGGCAGAGGAAAAGCCCGCAGAGAGCGAGCAGGGCGGATTTGAAGAAGTCGAGGGCGACCCTAACGACCTCCCTTTCTGACGGGAGGTGAGGAGGAATGCCGAATAGATTGATAAAGGATAGCTTCCGCACAAGCGACAAGATAGCATCCTTAACGGATTTCGAGTTTCGGCTTTGGGTAAGTCTTATTGTTTCGGTAGACGATGCGGGACGAGGAGATGCCCGACCTGCAATCATCAAAGGCAACGCATTCCCGCTTCGGGAACGGGTTACTGCAAAAGATATCAACGATGCGCTCCACGGTTTGGCGGCCAAAGGCTGCGTTTCCCTCTACGAGGTGGACGGGAAGCCCTACTTTTGGTTCCCGACTTGGGCCGATCATCAACGGATACGAGAATGCAAACCCAAATATCCCGACCCGCCTAAAAACAGCGGCGTTACACCGTCTGCGGAAATCTGCGGCGAGTTTCCGCAAGTTGCGGCGGATTGCGGCGAGCTGCGGCCTGAATCCAATCCAAATCCAAATCCGAATCCAAATCCGAATCCAAGTACCCCCCATGCCCCCCAAGGGGGCCGGTTTGCCGAATTTTGGGCGCAATATCCCAAGAAAGTCGGCAAAGGCGCAGCGGAAAAGGCTTTTGAGCGCATCAAGCCGGACAAGCAGACCTTTGACCGCATGATAGCCGCTGTGAATGCACAGAAGCAGAGCCGCCAATGGCGGGAGAACAACGGCCAGTACATACCAAACCCTGCGACATGGCTGAACCAGCGCAGGTGGGAGGACGAGCTGGCACAGGACGGAACCGACAATGTGTTCCTGCAGATGTTGAGGGAGGAGGGAGAGCATGACCCGATCTGAAACACTTGCAATCATGTCGATTTTGAAGGCTGCATACCCCGGCTACTACCGGGACATGAAGCGGCAGGATGCCGAAGCGGTGGTAAATCTGTGGGCGGAGATGCTGGCCGATTATCCGGCTAACCTTGTGGCAGCGGCGGTTAAGTCCCACATTGCCAGCGACCGCAAGGGGTTCCCTCCACACATTGGGGCTATCATAGCCGCTATTGGTGAGATCAGCAGACCGGCGGAACTCTCCGAGGGGGAAGCATGGGCGCTGATTGCAAAGGCCCTGCGGAACAGCAGCTACAACAGCGAGAAAGAGTTTGCAGCCCTGCCAGAGAACCTACAACGGTTGGTAGGACACCCCTCCCAGCTGCGGGAATGGGCCAGCATGGACACCGGGACAGTGCAGAGCGTGGTGCAGTCCAACTTTATGCGCAGCTACCGGGCAAGGCAGGAGAGCGAGCGCAAAATGCAAGCCCTGCCTGCGGATATCCGGGCAAAGCTGGCCGGTATGGCAGAGATAAAGCAGCTGCCCAGCTATGACATAGCGCTGGCGCAGCGGACGATGGAGGAGAATGCGTGAAACACTTGGGAGATATATGCAAGATAAACGGAGCAGAGATCGAACCTGTTGACTGTATTACAGGAGGAAGCCCATGCCAGGACCTTTCCATCGCAGGGAAGCGAGCAGGGCTTGCCGGTGAAAGAAGCGGACTTTTCATGGAACAGGTCAGAATCGTAAAGGAGATGAGAGAGCGTGACAGGAGAAATGGAAGATCAGGTGACATGGTCAGACCTCGGTTTATGGTCTGGGAAAATGTGCCCGGAGCTTTCAGCAGCAACAAAGGGCAAGACTTCGCGGCAGTCCTCGAAGAGATCATCCGCATCGCAGAGCCGGAAGCCCCCGATATTGAAGTGCCTGAAAAAGGCTGGAACACCTGGGGTGGCTACCACGATGAAGTGGGAGGACGATGGAGCGTGGCTTGGCGAGTGCATGACGCGCAATACTGGGGAGTCCCCCAACGCCGCCGTCGTATCTCGGTTGTCGCAGATTTTGGAGGTGACACCGCAGGAGAAATACTCTTTGAGCGCAAAAGCGTGTCAAGGCATCCTGCGGAGAGCGGAACGGCGCGGGAAAGACTTGCCGAAGCTGCTGAAAGAGGTTTTAATCCAGCAGTCGGGGACTGCATGACGGCTTGGGATTGCCAAAGCAAACGCATTTTTGACACAAACGGAAAATCTCCCACACTGCAAGGCGGTGTTGGAGGCGGGGTGAATAATCCTGCGATATTCTGCATGGCTACACAGCAGGGCGGCGCAGAACTTCGGACAGAAGATCAATCTCCCACACTGACCGCTGGCGACCGCCACGGGGTACCATATATCTCAGGGGTTGACGGCTACAATGGCGACCTGACCGGCGATGTCGCATCCACGATTGGTGTCAACTGCGGAATGTCCACCGGGCGAAATGGTGTTATGGAATTATCTGACAACGAAAACGGGGGCATGGCGCATGACAGCGTACTGTGTGCCGGGTTTAAGTTGGGTAACAGCGAGCAGGCGCGAAGCATCGGCTACGCCGAAGAGCAATCGCCTACGCTGAATGCGGAGTGTGGGGGGAACAAACCAGCGGTGCTGTGCCTGAACCTGAACAATACGGTCCGCCAAAACATGGTGGTTCGCCGTCTGACCCCGTTGGAATGCGAACGCTTACAGGGATTCCCAGACGGATGGACAGATATCGGAGAGTGGGTAGATGAAGAAGGCAGAACGCACAAACAGGCAGATTCTCCGAGGTACAAGGCGCTTGGGAATTCTATTGCACTTCCGTTCTGGTACTGGATGTTCTGCCGGATGGCCGAACACTTGCCGGGAAAAGCGACACTTGGCAGTTTGTTTGACGGGATAGGGGGCTTCCCTCTGTGCTGGGAAAGCATCCATGGGAAAGGAACGGCAAGATGGGCAAGCGAGATCGAGAAATTCCCGATGGCAGTAACGAAGTTAAGGTTCCCGGAGGAATCATGAAAATTCGATGGGAGATGGAGGAAAATGCATGATAAACGATGCTCTTTTTTCAAGCACTACGGATATGTGGGAAACACCGAAAGATTTGTTTGATAAGCTTGATGAAGAATTTAAATTTCAAACAGATGTGTGTGCCATCAAGCAAAATGCAAAGTGCAAGCGCTTCTACACCCCGGAGCAAAACGGGCTTAAACAGATCTGGACAGGAGTGTGCTGGTGCAATCCACCTTATGGCAGGGGAATTGAGAAATGGATGAAGAAGGCATACGAAAGCAGCGCAACGGTGGTTTGTTTAGTGCCAGCAAGAACGGACACCAAATGGTTTCACGATTTTGTACTTGGAAAGGCGGAAATAAGGTTTATCCGAGGTCGGTTGAAGTTTGGTAACAGCAAGAATAGCGCACCATTCCCATCAATGCTGGTTATTTACCGGAAGGATGGAACGCCATGAAAATCACGATCCCCGAAATTCCGCCATCGCTGAACAAATACGCCGGGCGAGCCAACGCATGGGACTACCGGGCAGAGAAACAGCGCTGGCTGCAGCTGTTTGTTGCATACTGCCCCAAGTGCAAACCAATGGGCAAGGCGGTGGTGACCATCACCTACTACTTCCCCACCCGGCACCGGCATGACCCGGATAACTACAACGGCAAGATGCTGATGGACGGGCTGGTACACCGGGGAGTAATCGCCGATGATAGCTTTGACCATGTGGAGTTAAGGCTTCGGGGAGAGTACGACAGACAAAATCCGAGGACGGAAATAACAATCGAGGAGGTGCCCTAATGGGGCAGAAGGAAATAAAACGGCAGAAGCCTACTTTTGAGGGGCAAAGTGCCGAGGAATTTATCAAGCGCTGGAACGCTGTCACCAAAGCCATAAAAATGCGCGCAGAGATGGCCGAGCAGGAAAAGGTGGTGAGTTATGATGTCATACGATAAAGCGTCTCCTAACGCCAAAATCGGCTGTTCTAATTCAAACGACCCGGAGTTCCTGGAGAAGCTGGTGCGGGAGGGCAAGACCAACAGGGAGATTGCCTTAATTCTCGATCTTGATTACGGCTCTGTGGCCCCAATCTTGTCTCGCTATGGAATCAAGAGAGACCCAAACCGGCCATGCAAGAGATGCGGAGGGCCGATAGGAAGCACCAACACCCGGCAGCTGTATTGCAAGGAGTGCCAAAAGGCCATGGACAGCATCCGGGCCCGCAAAAGCAGTATGAAAAAAGCCGAGCCGAAGAAATGCGAATACTGCGGGAAGGACTATTTCGGCCAGCCGGGACAAAAGTACTGCTCCAAACAATGCTACAAGGATGCGGCGGCATCCGGTAAGTATAAGCGTCCAAAGAATTGGATAAAGCGCCGGGATGGGAAAATCGACATCGAGATAAGGGTTTGCGGCAAAACAACAGAGCGCCGGGAGAGCGTGGACTACTACGAGGCTAGGGAGATTTGGCACGATGGCTGGATAGGCCGGGGCTACGCAGCGCTGATAACGGTAGATGGCCACAGGCTGGAGACCCTGCCGCAAATAAAGACATTCTTCGGATTTAGGAGGGATTCGCTATGAGGAACTGGGCGGCAGCGGTAGTTACGATAATCTTAGCTGCTTTCTGCATAATGGTTCTATCGGCTATTTCGGCCGAAAGGTGGAATCAGTTGGATGAAGTGGCCCAGGCGGAGATCACCGCAGAGGAACAGGAACGCCGGGAGCAGTCAGCCTATTACAAGGGTTGGCAGGACGGAAAGAATTATTATCTTGAGAATTTTGGGGGGATAAACTGATGGAACCTGTAATTAACCCGTGGTTGTTTTATTTTATTGATATTGCGAAAGGCATTAATGCAGTATCTTTATTTGCTTCTTTTTGTGTCTTTATTCCTTTTATCTATGGATTGGGAACAATGGTGAGCAATAAAGAATATGGCAACGACGATAAAGATTATTTGAGAGGAAAGAGAACCTTCAAAATATCATTGGTCATTTTAATTATTTCATTGGGAATTTTTATTTTTATTCCCTCTTCCGACACGATTTTGAAGATGGTCATAGCTAAAAATGTAACATACGATGCTGTAAGCGCTGCAAAAGATGTTGTTATTCAGGTCTATAACGATATTTTGGCACTGTTCCAAAAATAAAAGGAGGGATAACATGGATGCTGTGAAATTTATTAAGGAACGCAACAGAATGTGCGAGAGTTTTGGTGCTGGATGTATAGGATGTCCTGCTTATAATGAGTCGCGCTGTGTGGTTAGTAGTGCGTCAACGCTGGACGCTACGGATCAGATTGCTATAGTCGAGGAATGGTCTGCTGCACATCCACGCAAGACGAGGCAGAGCGTGTTTCTGGAACAGTGGCCTAATGCCAAAGTTTTTGTGGATGGTGTGTTAGACTTTTGTCCGAAGGAACTGGATAGCCACTACCCATGTCAATCAACTGATGTCGAGATGCGTTGTCAGTCTTGTCGTCGAAAGTTTTGGATGCAGGAGGTAGAGTGATGGAAAATTTGTTGCAAAACATCGCCAGCGGGCTGTGGATCGTGTTGGGCGTGTACTGTTTCTTAGGGCTAAGGATGTGGAACAAGCGCTTCAGCGAGTTGTATGACGAACTGAAAGAGGAGGTGGAGTGATGGAATGCACTATTCTGCAAGGCGACGCGCTGGAGCTGCTGCGGACGCTGCCGCCAGAAAGCGTACATA